ACTGGTCGTCATTCTGCTGCGACAAGAACTATTCAAGAACTTTTACGCCTAATGATGGAATGGGAGTTCGCTGGTTCTGACTTTGGCTCTACAGAACCTATGGTTGATGTTTGTAAAAACATGCTTAAAGGTTTAGAAATGCCAGACGATGTTAGGGATTGGATTTGGACAAACGTTCCTCCTAATAAAGTTCAGAAGTATTTGGAAGGTAAAACTGACGCTCAGGTAGCAGAAGACCCTCCTGACATTTCTGGAACCATTGTTGAAGAATGGTTACTTCCTTTAATACAAAAAACGGCAATAATAGGCTTCATGCCGACAGGCTCATGAACATAGAATTTCCACTAGGCAAGTGGGCAGGCGTAGGTGTTTGCGATGGGTTCGTTGATCCTGATATTTGCGGCAAAGTTGATGCTACATTGACTGAGCATTGGAATGTTTTGTGGGATTCTAACATTCTTTCAGAAGGCAAATCCATGCTAGGAGTTGATCCTAGAATAAAAAATTCTTCAGATATGGAACTTTCACCTAACATGGGCGAAGGTTTGTACAGTTTGGGATGGTTTGAAAACGAACTTCAAGAAGGCATCAGCACAGCAGTCAATTATTATGTCAGCAAATATGATGGTTTGGCTCATCTGGCATGGCCTCTGCGTGATACAGGATTCCAAGTTCAACGCTATGAAGAAGGTCACGGTTTTTATGCAGAGCATGTAGATGGTGGACCTTTTAATGAAACAAAAGGCAGATTTTTAGCGGTTCTTTTATATTTGAATGACGTAGAAGTTGGTGGCGAAACAACATTCACTAAGCATGGGCTAAGTGTTAAACCGAAGGCTGGGAGAGTTTTAATTTTCCCTGTCCATTGGTTGTATCCGCATAGAGGAGAGATTCCTTTAAGTGGGCATAAAACAATTATTACAACGTTTATTGAACAAGAGGCGAGTTAATGTCTGCTTCTAAGATAATAACGGCTATTACTGCTTTAATAACTGCAATTGGTGGTCTTTTGATTGCTATAAATACGTTTCTTGGCGATTCTGAGCAGGCTCCTCAGCCGATAACTCAGATAATCATCCAAGAAATTGGAGATTACCAACAGTTCGTAGATGATACAGACCTTGAATATTATCAGGACATGAAAAGGTAATTATGGGTGCTGAATGGATTGGAGCATTAGGTTTAATTGGAGCAGCGTTGATTAGTGGTGTGTTTGGCTTTTTTGCGAAACGTTTTAAGAAAGAAAATGAAATTCAGCATTTGTCAACTTCTTTGCAATTAAAAGGAATTAGCGAAGATGTAAAAGAACTGCGCGATGACGTAAAAGGAGTAAGATCGGCTCAGCAACGCCATTTGGAATGGCATGCGGGAAAGGAATAATAATGGATTTTACCACTATCTACGCAAATTTATCTGAAAGAGGTCGCCTTGAATGGGATTTAGCAGTATTACGTACTGAAAATGCTCTTTTGAAGGCCCAACAGTCGTCCGAATCGGACGATGGGACATCTCAGGCTTAACATTGATATGTCTTTAGGTGATTTTTTAACGGATGCTAAGAATCGTTCGGCTGCTGTACAAGCATACGGTTATGGCTTAAACGATATTCAAAGCGCGCGAGATGATTTGAATCGTAGTGAGACTATGGGCCAATACAATATGGGCCAAAAATTTGATCAAGCGTGGCGGAAACTTCATGCATCTTTTAATCGCCGTGGGATGATTAACTCAGGTATACGCAATCAGGCGGCTGGGCGTTTAGGGGCTAATCAGTTAATGGAGCAGACAGCGCAGGCTTTGGCTCTTTCAGATAAAAGGGCTGGTTTGGATCGTAAGCGTTTGGCTTTAGAGGAAGCGTTTAGTGCTTATCAGGGTGATGATGCTATTGCTGATGCTTTGCGTCGTTTGGCTGTTTCACAATCTTTGCAAGGATTGATATGACTACGTATAATACCTTTGCCTCTCCTCAAAGTGATCCAAATAATCCAAATACTGTTGATGCCAATAATATCTCATGGTGGATATATCAAGACCGTCTAGCCCAAGAAGCACGAAATGCAGAGTCTCACATTGAAAGCCCTGAATTACAAAGAATCAGCACTGATGCGGATGGTAATCTAGTTCATCCATTGGCAGCAGCATCCAACAATGCCAATAGTACTAAATCAAGTTACGTGCCCACAGGTGGTGGTTTTGATATAGCGTCGTGGATTAAAAATTATCAAAGTCCTTCTATGTCGTTTGATCAACAGATCAAAGACATGTATGGCGGTTTACGAGATGACGCTAATGCTGCAAGTATCTCAAGATTAGAGGCTATTGCTGAAGCGGCTGGTATAAGGGGAGAGGAAATTACTTCTGCGCTAGGTGTTGCTACTGACAGATTAGGTGAAACTGAATCGGGTCGTATTGATCAAGTTAGAGCGCTTCAAGCGCGTCAACAAGATCGTCAAAATCAGATGATGGCTAGTCAAGCGCTGAGGGAAAGCCAGTTGGCTCAAGTCGCTGAATCTCAAGGTGGCGGTGGTCGTCCTGAGGTTGCTGCTGTTCAGGCTTTAATGGGTGGACAGATGGATTCACAGATGGCTTCAAATCAGTCTTCTTTTGACAGGTTGTCTGCTATAGGCGACATGGCTGCTGCTGATAGAAGTGCTTCTTTGGGTGGTTTAGGTGTTGAGGCACGAGATGCTTTGGCTGGTGACCGTTTTGCTCAAGAAAATCAGGCTGCTGCAGCGTTAGAATCGCTTCTTTCAAATATTAGCAGCGGTGAACAACAAGCGTTATTAGCGGAAGAATCGTGGCAACGCGATCAAGGAGTTGCTCTTGATGCTTGGAAACGTAATGCGTTACTTCAAGATATGACTCGCCAACAAGCACAGGCGGCTGCCGCTTCTCGTCAGGCTCAAGCAGAGGCTAATCGCCAAGGGCAAATAGATGCTGCTAACGCAGCCCTTGGCCAAATCTCAGAATTTGGACAATTTGACGACTTTATGAGTCTTCCTCCTGCTGTTCAGCAAGGAATTGTTGGAAAGATGTTCGCTCCTCAACCTCCTACTGCTGCAGAGATCATGGCTGGCTATAACCAAGATGCTCTTGCTAAAGCCTATTCGGACCCAACAGTTGCTCACATTATTGATTTGATAGGAGCAGGCCATGAAGTTTCTAACTATGTAGAAGATGCACATGGTTTAGGTAATTCTGAATATTCGTTCAGTTTAGAGGACATACAAGAAGCAATATGGGCTGCAGCGCACATTGATCCAAACCTATAGGCAGGTATTTTAATGGCCTTTCCAAATAGGGCAGAACTTGCAGGAATGGTTAATCCTGCTGCTAAAACTGAAATAGACCTTGATGACATTGAACCTGTAGAAGTTGAACCTATAGACTGGGGGGACATTGTTGGTAAACTTCCTGAAACGCCTGAACAGCCTGATAACAGTGGATGGACTTGGACTGAAGAACAGTTCACCAATGCTCAAGACCAGTATGTAGAATCTCAAATAGCGGCATTGGATTGGGAAGCAGAACAAGCGAAACCTTGGTATGCCAAAGGCATGATTGGTGTTACTTTAAACGCTCTTCAAAAACCTTTAGCAGCCACTACCTCTCTTCTCAAAGAAGTAACAGACATGCAGCAGGGGCAAGGATTTTCTTGGACAGATTTTAAAACCCAAGTAGACGAAAATTATACTTTCGGCAGGTACATTCACGAAGAAATGAACTGGATGGAAGATGTTTCTATTGGTGGCTGGAAACCTGTTGACAATATTGTCGGCTTTATCGGAGATGTCGCTTTTGATCCTTTGACTTTTCTCGGATTGGTCGGCAAGGGTGGAGCATTAGCAGGCCAGATCGCTAGAACAGGTGGCGCTGCTGCTGCTCGTAGCGTTATACGCAACGGATCAGATGATCTTTTGCGTCGTGTAGCCGTTTATGGAGACGATGCTGTTGAAAATGCTGTTAAGAGATGGGCTAACGATCCTAGCGCTGCGATTACTTTAAAGTCACAAAATCCTGCCGTAGGTGATGTTGTATTCAAATTAGACGACGCTGTCAGAAGCGAAGTTAACTTTATTCGTGAAATGGGCGCTAAGTCTCGTCCTTCTCAAATTAGTGGCCCTGATTTAAATCGTATTGGTGATATTTATGGCAGATATGGTTTGGATCGTAATGGTTTAAGCGCTCTTGATGATGGCTTTACCAAGGCTTGGTTTGAAGCGGGGGAAAAGGTTGGTTGGGAATTCGGAATAAAAATGCCGTTTACAGGCATGGTTGGTAGAGGAATTTACAACAAGGTGGCCAAAAGAATAGGCAGAGCGCCTTCTTATGAGCCAAAAACTTTGTTTAAACTTGTTAGTTCGGATACAAGGGCTGGTGACCTGTTTATCAGGTCACCTATGACTGGTGCGAGATTGGCTGGCCGTAAAGCCACTACTGGTTTCCATAGAGTTACTGGTAATGCTTTTAATGGTCGGGCTGGAGTGTTTAAACAAACAATCGCTGAAGGTGCTGGAAGGCATGGCGTGGCAAAAGTTCTTCAGGCAAAAGAGGGTTTATTGGCTGTTGGGCGTGGTGCCGCTAAAGGCAGGCAGGCTGAAGTTGCGGCTACTCTTCGGGCCAGTGAAACATTTAGGGCTGCTAGAAGAGAAGGTCTTGACGAAACCGATATTTATCGTGCGATGGGTGGTGATACGGAGGTTCTTGGCCGTGTTACGCCTGAGTTGGCTGAAGATTTAGGTGTAGTCATGGATGATTTAAAAACTATTTTCCATGACATGGCTGGGGAAGAATTTATTGGGGATGTCATTAATTATGTTCCTCGTATCCCTCAGCAAGAAGTTTTAGATTATCTTGCAAAAAATGGTGGTCTAGGCAGAGTTCCTAGAAAATTTGGGCATACGAAGGCTGGGCCTGAGATGCAAAGAACTTATTTGTCTCCTAGCGAGTTTAAAGAAAAAGCAAGACAATTTGGTGGGGATCGGGCAAAGACTGAGGCTGCAGGTTTTTCTGATGAAATACTTGGACACAAACTTTATGATATTGGTGAGATAAATCCACGAACTGGACAAGCGGCTTCATCAGTTGAGGTGCAAATTAATGAAATATTTAAAGATTTAGACATTGGTTACGAAATGTTTTCCGAGAATGCATCTGTCGCTGTCGGTTCTTACATCAAAGCAATGTCTAGACGTGTCACAGAAGTTCATGCTGAACATTTATTAAAGCAGACAGGACAGTTTCAGCCTCAGTGGTTGTATCACCATAAGCCTCCAACTGAAGGGGTGCGTGGTGCTGTTCAGCAACTTAAAAGATTGGAAACTAAAAGAGCGATTGCTTGGAAGCGTTTAACTCAAGCAACTGCTGATGAAGTTATTGCTGGAAAAGGTGCTGAAGTTGCTGCGCTTAAAGCGCGTAGATTGAAACTTCAGGAGGACCATAATGCTGCTCAGGCAAAAGTCGCTAAAGCAGAAGCAGAGTTACAAGCAAAATCTGAGGAACTTATTGCAAAAGATGTGACTATTCAAGAAATAGAAGCAGAGTTAGCAAAATTAGATACCAGTAAAAATATTATTGCTGCTGAAGCGGAGCGTCAGGCAATCGCTAGGAAGTTGTCAAAAATTTTAACGACAGAAGATAGTGCTGATCTATTTAGACATATGCATGATCGTGTTCGTGCTATTTCTGTAACTCAAATACGTATTCAACAAAAGTTGTCATACTATTTTAATGACTTAGATGAGGCTTACGAAATTATAGGGCGTATAGGTAGGGGAGAAGTTGAAGATGGTGCTGTAACCACTTCAAGAGGTGTCTATCAGGTAGATGAGATAGAAGACACTGTCGCTAAAATAATGGATGAGTTCGCTGATGATCCTTTAGCCGATTGGATGGTTTTAGACGAATATGATGCGTTTTTAGGAACTCAACATGTTCAAAACCCTTCAGAGGTTGGACATAACGTTCAAGGTTTCATGTCTGTTTTAGAAGGTTTTGATGCGAAGATGGCTGACGCTATGCAAACGTTTGACACGATTGCTGGACATTATGGAATTGATGCTGTTGGCGGTGTTGCACCTACTCCTAAAAGGATTAGGGATGCAACAAAGAATGTTAAAGAGCGAATAAACATGATTGGGAAAGACGACATTTTAGATGATCTTTCTCCTGAATTGTTAGCAGATTTAGATGTTTATATTTCTTCTCTAGGTTCAAGTCGTGTGGCTAATGCTTTAAGGCCAGATAATAATTTGGATCGTTTTTTGAAGGATGCTAAAGAGGCTTTAGAGAGAAGATACAACTATTTAGATGATGTGGTTGAGGGTTCTGACATAGGAAGCACAAAAATAGATGTTTCTGATGGAATAGGTGGCTCTATTGAAATCAATTTCGCTGATTACGTTTATTTTAAATCATTGAAAGAAGAACTTGAAGCAGGCATTCACAGTGTTATGCCTGTTCACCGTACAAGCATAGATGAGATTCTTCAAAAAGGAACTTTGATAAAGTCTTCTGAGGAGTTAGGTGGAACTTTTAATGGCGGATTATACAGTTACAACAATGGTGGAAAAATTGAAAACGTTTATGTTAAAGAATATCCCAATGCAAGTCAGGCATATGCTGAGTCGGCTGCTAACGCTCTGTATCGTGGCATGGGTCTTGATGCTCCTGCTTCGTATGTTTCTGTTGGAGTGGACGGAAAAACTTTTCACATTGCTCCTTGGGTAGATGGAAGCACTTTAAAAGAAATTGATGATGTCAGCGAAGGAGTGATCAGCGCTGCTATTGAAAGTAGCGGAAAGAATGCCGTAGAACCTTTTGAAGGTTTACATTATGGTGTTGATGAAGGTTTACAAGTCAGGGCTGCAGTAGAAGAACCTATTAATATTCCTGATTCGTTTTACAACAGTAGAGGTCAGAAGGCTGCTCCTTCTGGCGAAAACGCTATCAGGCCTTACACTACTTCAGAAATTACTCACATTTTAAGACTGCGTCGTGTTGAAACATCAGCGTGGGATGATGTACTAGATTTAGGCGGTGGGGCTGCTAAGGGAAGCACCAAAAATAGAGATATGGTAGCGAACCCTACTAGGGGTGAAGACGCTGCAGCAAGGGAACTCGGTGTACAAGGAGAATTTACTCCTCTTTCAGATGAATCGTTAAATTATCATGTTCTAGTAGAAGGCGGTGAGGAATCAATGATTACTTCAACGTTCAAGGTCCACCATGACGATGCACAGGTTCCTGTAAATCCTTATCATTATGATGGCACCCCTCCTTCTATGATGGATTGGGACCAGAAACTAATTTTGGCCAGAGATGTCTATATTCACCCAACGACAGGTGATGTCATGGTGATGTCTGACAATCCTGCTCAATGGCGGGGTTGGGACCCTCAGGACCCAGCCATTGCGCGAGAAGGTCCTGACGGACCACAACCACTTTTCCCAGAACATTATAACGGTCTTATTTTTCCTGAGCATCTTCCATATTTAATTCCAATTGCTAAACGTCAAACTTGGAGAAGTACAAGAAAACCTCTTGGGAGGGTACTCCAACAGGGTGAAGTTGCTGATCGTCTTGTCGGCTTAAATCCTGTTGAAAATCTTTCTGACGTTATGGTCAGCAATGCTGGTACTCGTATATCACGTATAGATACTGGTAATGCTTTCGGTTACGGCTCTGTAAAAGCGCCTAAACAGACAAGGAAACCTGTTACTGACGCTAAGGGCCGTTCATATTCCCCTTTGAGAATGGGGAATGCAAAAGCGCAGGTTCAAAGAATGATTCATTTGAGAACACAACATGGCGGATGGGAAGAGTTTTTAAGAAGAGAAGTTAGGGGAATCCCTGAAGAAGATATCAAAATTCTTGCTACTCAATTAGAAGGAGCATCTGCAAGAATGGCGGAAGAAGCAGGACTTCCTTATCCTAAAATTGATGAATTGGCGGAGGCTAAAAATCATCTTATAGTCACGCATCGTACCTCTAGTGGTTTTTGGGGTAACAGTTGGAGAGGAGACGGCCATGAAAACCACCAATTTATCTTTGACCCGCGCATAACTGGGTATTCCAATCATTCATCTGTTACCCATTGGCCTGACAAATTTGGAACAAATTTCACTTCAGGTGATGTGAACTATGCATTGGGCGGATCAATAGGCGGCGGTGCAGTGGATTTAACTGGAGAACATTTTGTCAGAAGACTTGAGTCTTTTAAGGACCATGCATTAGCAGATGGAAGTGGAAGAACACTTGGTGATTTACCTGAATTTCAAAACGGTGAACTGCAGCGATATTTGAGAGAAGAGGCTGAAGTAATACGACAAGCAAATCCAGAAATCTTAGAAGGTATTGAATCAGGGGCGTTAGAAATTAGAAGACGTGCAAATATGCCACTCAGGGTAACAAAATACGATGACATTGTAATACTTGATCCCAAAACTGGCCAGCCTATGTCAATGAATGATATAGCCATTGATGAAGGCTGGCCCTTAGGTCCTAACTTCCAACCTACTGTTAAGGCTGAACTTGAATTAGAACACATTAATCAAATAAAAGTTTTTGGTTCACATGACCCTACTTATGTTCAGAATCAAATGTTGGTTGAAAGTGACGAAATTTCTCTTGTGGAAGCAATGGGAAAGCAATCTAGGGAAGAATACAGTATGGGCGGCAACCCTACTCAGGGTGGCACGGATTTGAAGACCTATCCAGATGGAACTGCATGGAAAGCATACGATCCTGATAACTCTATGCTTCATACACGACAAGCGATGAATGAAACTTGGGTTGATATGGGTACAAGGATAAGTGACGACACTTTTGAATTGTTGATGATGCATCACGAACGGACGTTGAAAGAATTAAAATTAGCGTATAAAGAAAACAAAATCTCAGCGAATTGGATACCTATGGTTAGGTATGAACGAATGGTCAATACTGTTCGTTTATACAAAGATTTAGAAAATGTATCAATGGTTACTGACGTTTTAGAAACTCCTACAGAGAGGTTACTGTTTGCTTCTTGGTTAAGTGAAACCCCGCCAAAGAATGATTTAAATTTGGCAGGGCTGGATACTAATCCAAAGGCGATGGCTAGGTGGACAGAGGGGAGATTTTCTTCCACTTTTGTTGACGAGATGACCTCTGCTCAGAGAAGGAACCTTTTAAACGAATATCGTTTACAGTACGATCCACGATCTTTACATGCCGATCCGAGGAAACGTTATGAATTGTGGGAGTTGGGCGCTCAACATATGAGGGTGAGCCACGCCACTGACAGCAGACATTCTGGTTTGTCGTTTTTATTCCCAGATAATTTAAGAGATGGCGGGTGGGGTCCACCATCCCAGACAAAAAGCACGATGTGGGATGAGGGTGTACAAAAGGATATATACAATATAGAACCTCCATCAGGACAAACTGAGGTTTGGGTTCCTGAAATAGAAGGTCAAATGAGGTTCAAATCCGACCGTCCAAATCTAAAAGGGCTTTCTGCAGAAACTAAAAGGGGCACTAGGATTTATGACACTATTTACGAGGAAATACGTACTTCTTTCCGTCAAGACGGATACGTCGGCTTTGTTTGGGCTAACTCTTATGACACAAAAAATGCTGCTTTTCAAGTAATGGATAGGGCCACTAGAGAAGGTGTCAATTCTGGTCGCATCCTTGGTTCTACCCCGACTTTTGTTTTGACTGATCCTATGGCTTTAAGGCCAAGGGCTGGAACTGCTACTGCTGATCTACCTTTAGGCCAACTTGGGGAAAAAGGTATGTTAGATGGCATTGTTGCTGATGTCCCAAGAATCAATGACGAGTTTGAAAGACTATTGCGGGAGGGCGATGCGGCTAATGCCCCTAGGATAGACCCTTTGGAAGCAGAGATTACTAACAAACTGCAAGTAAACTTTAAAAACAGGGAGGAAGTAGCGAGAGCCGTTAATCGCTCTAAAAGAACTGTTGAGCAGGCGAAGCGACAAAAGAGACAAATAGAGGAGTTGTATAGCGGGAAGACTAGAAATAAAAAAGGCGAAAAAATACTTGATGAATTGCAGAGGGAAATAAACGAACTTGAAGAAGGTTTAGAAAACCTTCAAGAAGCACGAAGAATAATAGATGACGTTAGAGCAAATCCTACAAATCATCCTGCTGCTGTTACTGCTAGAGAACTTGGAGATAGAGGTTTACAGGACCTTGAATCAATTGAACAAGCAATAGAGATTTTAGGCCACCAATTCTTTCTTAAAGAAGGAATGAGTAAAGAATGGTTAGATGCCATAACTAACAGAGCACTCTATGAAGGTGAAGGAAGCATAGATTCTATTCTCGCCAGAACTGTTGATCATGGCAAACCTATTCCTGCTGACATTGAATTGTCTGATATAGCGAATCTTGCAGATGAGGCTGAACGTTTTCATGCTGCTGGATTTAAACCTATAGGTAACTCTATGGGTCCTGAATTTATGGTTGAAGTGATGGCTGCAGAAACTCGTTTTCAGGCCACTGGAAGATTAAAAACTTTCTTAAAACATTATGACCGTTTACATAACTTGTTGAAAGGGTATCAGATAGCAAAAACTGGTTTCCATTTACGTAACGCTTATGGCGGATTTTTCAACAACATGCTTCACGGCATTGACACTGCTTCGTATCGTCAATTTAGAAGAGCGGTAAAACATTACAGAAGAGAAGGTGCTGATGCTGGACGTATGCGAGTACCTCCTGAGCATTTAGCGATTGTTAAACAGATGGATGAGGCAGGTTTGCTTGCTCAGGGTGCTGGTCAAGTCGCTGCAGAATTTGGGAATACTGCTTTAACTGTGGCGGGTAAAAAGATTCCTTTGAAAACGCTTAGAAAAAACTTTTCTCCTTTTAGTTCTCAAAACCTTTTATTAAGGTCTAGCCGTAAGGCAGGTACTTGGGTTGAAAGTTATTTACGTGGATCGTTGGCTTTTGACACTTTGAAGAAAGGCAGAACAGTGGATGATGCCTTTGAGAACGTGTGGAGATACCACTTTGATTACGACGATTTGTCTGATTTTGAACGTGGTGTTGTTAAAAGAGTTATTCCCTTTTACACGTGGACTCGTAAGGTAACGCCTTTAATGATTGAGGAACTTATTAAGAATCCTTCAAAGTTTCAACGAATAAACAATGTTAGAAACAATATTGTGGCTCAGGACACTGAGCAACCTCGGTACGTTCCTGAGTGGATGCTTGAATCAGGTGGGTTTCAAATACCTTATGAGGTTGAAGGCGAAAATCTTTGGATGGTTCCTGATCTTCCGATCAAGACCCCTAGGGAGGTTCTTGATCCTGTGATCAATACGGACACGAGTATGTCTGTTTCTGATCGTCTTGGGCGTGCTGTTGAGGTTCTTGGGTCTCAGGTTACACCTCTATTGAAAAGTCCTGCTGAACTTTGGGGAAACAGACAATTCTTTCATGGATACGAATTTAGTGAGGAGTATCAGGTTGTTCCTGACGTTTTCCAAAGGGTTCCTTTGTTGATGGAAGCGATGAATACGATTGGATGGGCAGATAAGTCACGTAGTGGTAATTGGATGATGAAAGATGATCGTTTACATTTCATGGCTTCTTTCTTGCCGACGCTCGGAGATGTGAGAAGATTGTTCCCAAGTGAAGAAAAATATCAGCAAAGAACGCTTTCTACTTGGATGTCATTTATGTTCGGTTTAGGTATACGAACGAACACTGAATGGGAGCAGCAGCGTGCTAGGAATGCTGAAGAATGGGATAAACGACAGGATCAAAAAGATATGGACGATCTATACCGCAATTAGTTGGTTGGGACGACTAGTGTACTGTTTATGAGTAATTTTAATTATATTTCAAGAGAAGAGTGGGGTCCTATCCCCATGAAACGAAGTCTTGTTCCTTTTAAACCCCATAAGATTGAAGGCATTGTTTTTCATCATACGACTGGGGCCGCTAGTGATCCTATTAAGCGTGTAAAGCAGCATGATCGGCATCATGTGCATGGTCGTGGTTGGTCTACGATTGCTTACAATTGGTTGATTGGTGAGAAGGGTGAGATTATTGAAGGTCGCGGTTGGAATGTTGGTGGGGCTACTAAAAATTGGAACAGTAAAACTGTTTCCATTTCGTATGTTGGTTCTGGTGATGAGATTACTGAGGCCGCTTTAGACGCTTGTCGTACAGTAATTGATGAATGTCGTTCTAAATATGGGGATTTGTGGATCAAATCTCATCGTGATTTCAAACCTACGTATTGTCCTTCTGACAAGATTGCTGCTTGGGTGGCGGATGGTTGCGATGTTTTGAGCGAGAATCCGAAGATGGTTGATTGGGATGAATTAAGAAAGTGGTCTGACGCTATTTCCGACCAGTTGGCTTCTAAGCCTCTTAGGAGAGGTTCTCGTGGTTTGGTGGTTACACAGGTGCAGAGGCGCTTGAATCAGCGTGGATGCCCTGTAGGGGCCGCTGACGGCATTTATGGACGTAAGACAGTGTCAGGAGTTAAGAAGTTTCAGAGACAATCTGGAATTAAGCAGGACGGAAAAGTTGGTCCTATTACATGGAGGTTCCTATGGAATTCTTAAGAGATAATGCAGTTACTATGACTGCTGCAGTTGGCGCTATTGTTTTGGCTGCTACTGGCGCTTTGGCTGGAGAGGCTGCTATTGCATTCCTCGCTGGTTCAGTTATGCGTTCTCCAATGCCTAGTAAAAAATAAGTCATGCCCGAAGAGCCTGACTTAGAATCCCTTTGGGATAGTTGGGTTAGTTCGGAGGAGGCAGCCGACTTAGAGTCTGAGGTTTGGGATGGTCTTCTTGAGAACGTTCACTTATTTGACGTAAACGACGGAACTCACGCAGGATGGGTGGAAGATCAACTAGCAGTCTTACTGGTTTTTGATCTGAATGAGGCTTTAATGTTCTCAAGTGAAACCGAGGAAGACGCAGTGGATTGGACAATCCATCAACTTGTTTATAGCGCTGTAGAGGGCTTGATAGAGCACGCTTTACAGATGCGAGGATATTAATCAGACAAGTCCGCTTCTAGTTCTAGCAGGAATGTTTCCCGACACAGCATGATTCCGATTATGCAGTAGCCGATTATGTCGTCAAATGAATCCTCAACGGATTCATAATTTGCATGTGAGATATCAGATGTATCGTGTTGATGTCTCCGTAGGAGATTTTTGATTCGTGCTATTTTGTCGCTTATGCGAACCATGAGTCCGTGTATGCCGAAGCGCAGGATGTTGTTGTGCCCATAGTCGTGTTGTTTACGAGCAAGTAGGTCTGTTACCTCTGACGCTGATGAGTAATCTTTCATTCCGTTCAGTCCTGATGCTGCCATAGCCATTGAGGCTATTGTTCCCCACCACGACTCAAGAGGGCTTCGGTCGTTTTTGCCTAGTATTCCTTTGAATGAGAATTCTGAGCCTTCCCACCATTCGTCACATAATGCTTCTAGGCAGTCATCTAGGATGTTTAACATCTGTCTAGGAGGATATGCACCGAATGCTTCTTCGTAGTCCATTCTGCCTACATCTATGTATGCTGCAGCCTGTTCTGCGCCTTGTTCCCATGTTTCTGGGGTTATGTCTGTTGGGTCATTATCCATATAAGTACTCCTGTATAATTGGATTGTTTTCTATTTGTGTGCGGATTTTACCTAATATCTGATCTCTTCTGCGAGCAAGAGTTGTTTTCGGTATTGAGAGAGTTATCGCTAACTCCCTCAAACTTTTCTTCTCAAATAATAATGCATCTACTATAAATCTTTCCATTGGTGGTAAATCTTCTACTGCTTCTACAAGCAGTTCTCTTAAGCCTCGTGCTTCATCCTGTGTGAATGGTATAGCGGTATGAGGAGGTAAGCCTATAAGGGCTTCTACAACTCCTTGAGGCTGGTTTTGACTTTGTCCTTTTCTAAGAGAATAGGGGTCAACAGGGTATTCTTTACGATGTCTTCGCACTTTCCCAAACTGACTCTGCGGGAACTGCATAATACTCGTGGCCTTCTGGGAAGGTTTTTATTTGTGCATTCTTTATTAACTTAATAAAGTCCTTTAAAGGTATTTGACAGGTTCTGTCATTTAAAGAGTCGTACCAAAAAAGGTCCACTGGGAACACTTTGTTCCATTGTTTTAAAGCGTCAAGTTTGTCTAGTTTCATGTGGCAGAGTTGCGAACGTCCGAAACCTTGAACTTCTACTAGTCCATGGCTAGTTAGATAATCAGGTGTATGCCTGATCATCAGGGGAAGCAGACGCAACGACACTGCAGGACGATTAAGTCCGTATCTTTCAAAAGAAACTTTTGCTGTTTCCTCGTATTTACTTTCAGCGATGTCTCCCAGAGTGTTTACTCTGTTCTGCCAAGACTGATCTTTAAATGAATTAAATGTGCTCATGCTTTTAGCGCGTCTATTCTGAGAACTTGTTTATCGTCCTCTATGAGATTACTACGCTGCAAGCCATCTAGGAAGGCCTTTATGTAGTTATCTAAATCTCCACGCAGTTTAGATTTGGTATCTTTGTGCATTTGCGTGATCGTGCACAGGACAGTCTCTGATTCAAAAGTTAATTCAACTTCAACTGGTCCTTCAAATCTTGGGCAATCTTCGTCTATGGAGTCTTGGATAAGTTTTTCCCACTCTAAAGTTTTCTTCGGAGTGTAAACCCTGCCCCCTCTAGTCATCCGAGGACGACCTTTAGGGACAGGCTTTCCGTGAACTACGAACGAGTATGATTTATCTGTAGTTGAGGGCATGTGTAGCAACCATTTCGTATTGTCTTCTAGACTCTACCGCACCTCGTCCATGAAACTTGGGACCTTCATCAGGCCACCATCTCGGAACGACATCTCTGTCAAAAGTTTCCAGTTCCCTGATTATCTCCACTGAGGTCCATCCTGCTTGCGCTAGTTCCCTAGCGAACCTATGTATCCAGCCATGTCTGCCTTTACCTGCGCCATGTCCTCTGAAGTGTGGAGTGGGTCCACGATCAATCATCGCTGCTGCGAGAGGAGGTAACCGTCCGTTACTCCCTTTCTTTTTCAGCGGATCAGTGTCGTATCCTCCTGCGGGTCTACGTGGGACAACTTTAGGGGCTTCTCTGGGCGCTAACCCATAGTCTGGAGCACGATACAGAGCAGCCGCTCGTACAAGACCTACTCGTATGAGTGGCTTGTCAATGCGGTCTTCTTCTGCGGCATCTAGGAACTCCTCTAAAGTCCATTCCCCTACCTGCTGTTTACCTTCTGCACGATTGCCTCCATACGGTAAGCGTATGTAGTTACCTACGCTTCCTTCTGGAAGCGATTCTTGCTTCGGGTACACAGCGTCGTATTTGAGGTCAAAGAGTTGACAGGCGGAAGATAAAGCGTGACGCATGATTCTCGCTGGTACACGCTCGTGAGCGAATACCCATACGTGGAATCCTTTACTGCGGGAAGTCTCAATCCAAGGATTAAGGTCTAATGCTTCTAGCATTGTCGCAAGTTTGTCTGCTTCTTCCCAATCGTCTTCGCCTTCGTCTATATCTACGCAGCCCCAAGTGACTGTCCATTCTTCTTGAAGTTCATCAGGCGGAATCATCGGGTAGATACCTATAGGTTCTTCTCCAGATATATGCCGCATCATTAGTTCAAGCGTTACAGGCTCCCACTTGCATCCGCCTGCTTCTGTTCCGTAGGCCCCATCAAAGCCACGAAATAATTTAAGCATGCGTTGTGCTAATTCTTCACTCATTGATTTCGTCCAGTAATACTGTTTGTTCCCATGTCTTTCCCGCTTCAAGCAGACGACCTGCCCCATCTATTCTTACAGAAAAATCGCACTTCTCGTTGTTTCCTGCCTTGTTTTTCCACAAGCCGATAGAGATTTCGTCTTCTACTGCACGTTTGACATCTTCGTCTAGGTCAGGAGTGTCAGCGAGTCGCCAAGTTTCAATCAGGAAGTGAGCCTCACGGTCACCACCGAACTTGCCGCCTTCAATGCCTCCTGCGGAACCACGACTACCTGCGCCTCTGCTTGACTGGTGAAGGATCACTCCAACTAATCTCCAGTCAGATATGAGTTGTTTCAGCGATTCTATTTTCTTTTGGACTGACGACATGTCAGCATCGCCACCTTTGACAAGTTCCAAGTAATCAAATACGAGAACTTGAGGTGGTTTACCATCCCAATGGAATCGTGTGGCTATACGTAACGCTTTATCAATGTCATCAACTGACATTGATGCGTGCTGGAAACAGACATGAGGTGTTGACCTCATTGCTTCCCGCATGGTGCGTAACGCTTCCTCGTTACTGTTGTGTAATCCCCACAGAAATTCGTGACGATCTAATCCAAGTTGCATGGAAGCGAACTTCCCCCAAAACATGAGTTCTGTTTCATCTGGACTGATCCACATCGTTCTAACTCCTGTGTTTTTAGCGACACAGTTGGCTACGAACGCTGTCTTTCCTGTATGGGCACGACCTATAACGATCACCATTTGGCCCGCTCGTGCGCCACCTAAGGTTGCTGCATCTAGGGCTTCAAACCCGAACGACCATTCGTTGCCTCGTGTTAGGTCAGATTCAATCCTTTGGATTTGTGACTCAACAGGCGTGTATAGCCGCTCTATGTCTGCTTCGGTTATGTCATCCCACGCTTCTAGGACCTGTGGTGCTTTAGGGCGAGCAGCACTATCTGGTGCTGCCCGCCTAAGAGCGATACGTTGAAGCGCATCTTCGTGTGTGTGCGCCATCGCTAGAACTGTGCTGGAGCCGAAGTTTCAGCCAAGTACTTGCGATCACGTGCAGGAGGAGTTTCGTCAGAATTGAACTCCGTGTGCTTTTCCATAAGGAAGAAGAGACCACGCATTCCCGCTAGTGGAGATTCCACGCTTGGTTTAACACGGAAGTCATCCAACTTGCCTTTGAAGGTGGTGCCAGCAAGACGATCATTGTGGTAATCCGTAGGATAACCAGTTAATCCCTTACGCTGTAAGGCTCGCATTGCTTGGTTGCAGTAAAAGATGGAATCTTTCCCGCCCCACCATTCAGCGTATTCAACGCCTGCTGCTTGAGCCATTGCCTTGTCACGGAGAAGCAATTGGTACGCTTCACCATAGTTGCCATCTTTCAGCCAAGAAGACGGCCTTTTCTGACCTTCGGTGTATTGTTGTGCAGGTGCTGCTGCTGGGGCTGCTTCTGCTGGGGCTGCTGCTGCGGGAGCAGGGTCGCTTGCGGGAACGCTTTGAGCACTACGCTCAGTGGGTCCACTTTTGGAATGTGACGTAGCACCAACTTCCTCTACGCTTCCATCTTCGTTGAGGTTGTAGGCTATGCCTAGTTCTTCAAGAACTGTAGTTTTCGCCTGAGCGAAAGCCGCTTGAAGTTGCTGTTCCATTGCAACAGGTTCTGTTCCCAGAGGGAAATCTACCTGTATAAAAATGCCTGCATCCTCCGAAGAGTAATTAGGCTTCCCGACCTTGCGGGAATATGTCACCGTTGCGGTGAGATGGGTGGTATCCATCATTTCTCCTGTATCTGTAACGGCCAACTGAGTTGTTGACCTTTGCATAACGTCCATGCGTCGCACCATTTCTCCGAACACCACCAACCGTCATCCCGCATGGGGAACGGTCTTGGTGCCGATTCTATGCTTTGACACATTGCACGTACTTTATGGTGTAACCATTTCCAGTCCGATTCGTCCCTCGTAATCGTCATAGTAGACGCTTTAGGGTCGCTCGTTCCGTGTATTACACCAAACGTGAGTGATGGCATTTCCATCGCCCACGTATACACAGTCGCTTGAATTGACGCTCGTTGATAGCGCCATTTCTCACGTGTGTAATCCCCTTTCGGGAACTTCCAGTCAATCAGCGTATCATCACAAACCACATCTACGGTTCCTGTCAGATACACGGATCGCATTGAGTCCTCAAACAAGAGGCGCTCAAAAGTTTCTTCCACTGCAAGTGGATTTATTGTAGGTAAAAGTTCGTTGTACCAAACTTCAATTTTACTAGCACCGATAGCAGCCGCTTTATCGTGTGAAGGATAAGACGTGTACATGTCTACATGAGTACCATGCCATTCTTCTTCAAATGTGAGAAGGGTGTCCTGTAAGGATAAAGGTTCTCCAGTAGCGATCTGATGAAGCAGACAAGCCTCAGCAGCAGCGTGGCATGCAGTGCCTAATGCTGCACCGTCGCGCTCGCGCTTGTAGAGGGTCGGGTGAGCATCTACTACCTGATTTAATCTCCAGCGTTCAGCGCACATGTCGTATTCGCTTATGCTTGATTGACGTATGCGATGTAGCCATCGTCCGTCTGTTGTCTGCTCTATCATTTTCTTCCTAGTCTGTACTAGTTCGCCAATCCTTTTCTGGATTGGCTCGTACTAGTACTAGTAACCTTAATATTTCTTTTCCGATTAAATGCGCGATTTGAGTTACAGTTTCGTGATGATTCTGTAGCAAATATTACATTTGTGTTACGAATGTTGCGGTAACCTTGCGGTTGCGTTACGTAAACGTTGTTCTCTTCGCCTCTTCAATCGTGTGTCTTCGTTCTCGTACTTGCTGATCATCATCTGGACTGCTTGACGAGATATCCCTAAAAGGGTTCCCAATTTTTGGAATGTCCAAAGTTCAATTCTGTGGTCTCGTAACTCCTGTGCGGCTTCCGCTCGTCCTTGTACACATAACGCATGTATACCCATTTCGTTTTGGTGGTAACACCAATCCATAATCTGCTGGTAGCGCTCTGCTCGCTCGGCTGAACCAAACCCACAGTCAGCCCACGCTAGTAAAGCATCTTCTACTTTTGCCAGCGGGTACTTTTCGTCGCTTTCTATTTCAAGTTTCACTTTTCTCCAGTTCTTTTATCTCAGGTCGCACTTTGCGACAGTTCCATTTTGCCTCATGTGACGTTGGTGGGCACCCACAAAATTCACACTCGCTTCCTGCAGGCACTTTCACCCACATGTGCCCTGTGTTCGTAATGTTCTTCATTCTTCCTCTTCGGGTTCCAAGAAAAAGATTTGGTCTGTCCAGTCAAGCATGTCTATCCACACGTTAAGCAGACAATCCTGCTGACGTTTGTTGAATCCTTGCCTCGCCATCTCTGCTTTAAAATCGCCATAATTGATGGTTCTGGCATCGCCAGATATATACTCAGCCCATGCCACTCTCAACATTTCAATCCTGTAGGTGTAATCACGCTCAAGAGTTTCTTCAATCCTTGGTGGACCGTCCATTTTTAGGGTGGGTGAATCTTGGACGCAATCAAGCGTCATATAGGTATCCTGCAAACGGAACATATCTTCCCTGCTCCGTCCACGAACGACGACCTTTTCTGGGTCGTCGTAATGCCTTATAGCGGCATAAAAGCCGTCTCTGTTAATAATCCACATTCTTCCTCCTGTGGGGGTGTCGCCCCCGCCCGATACTTTCGGGCGGGGAGTTTCTGTTGCCACGCTCTCTATCGCAGAAACCTAGTTCCAGTTTCCGCCTACTAATGCGCCGAATCTTATTCATCAAATGCAGAATATGTTAATGACGCTAACTCCTGCACGAATGTTAAACTCCCTGTAAAGCAACCTGCTTTTCTAGGAGCCTCATAGCGTGTTGTTTACGCTTCGTTCCTGCACTGGTGTCGCTAATAGCGGACAAGGCACGAGACCTAGCATTCGCACCTTTACGGTCAGCGTGGTCTTCCCACTCAACTAACGTGTTCCAGATAGACCAAGCGTTCTCGCCATAGCCTCCTGCATTACGTTCGTTGCGGAATCGTGCACGCATCTCTTGTTTACGAACAGAGTGGTTCTCCTTTTGGAGATCAGTCAAACGATCGTATTCTTGTCTGCTTCCAACAAAGATTGAATCCACCATAAGGCTAAGCATTTGTTCCGCAGACACGTCTTTCCCGCCCACTTTAAAGCCATCAAGAGCAAGCAACATGTGTATACGGTTACGCATATCGTCAATTGCTTTTTCGTCCCTGACGAATCCAAGAGCAGTAGATGCAGTCTCAACGAGTTCCTCCATCGTGGTTTCTCCTAGAAACTTGCGGTGGTTGACCTTCCACGTGTTTCCTGCACGAGTGGCGTTAGCCAGTCCAGCAGAAACAGTGTTATTACAAACCCAACGAGTCGCAGATCGTGCGATCGTGAGCGGGCTGGAACCATCATGTGACGTGAACACACCCATGCCTAAGCCGAGCGTGTCCTTAACACCACTTCCATCAATTTCTATATCCCCAAGAGGGATGTAGGCGAAGAATCGCTCGCCAACTCCAAGAGCACCAGCCACGTCTACGCATTCAGCGCCATCCGCTAGACCAGCAACCGCTAGTGCAAGGCTCGCTGCTGTCTCATTCTGCAAAATCGTGTATTTGTCAGAACGCACTTCAAATGGTACGAAGTTGTATGGGTATTCCGTGTTGTAACGGCCTATACAAACACGGTCTTCAAGAGCCATCTTCGTAGAGTAAAACTCACCATTTGATTGTTTCATTTGGACTTCTGCGTGAACTGGCACCGCTGTTACTGTGTAATCGGTCCCAGACTCCCGCAGGATGTCCTCAACTGTGGATAAACCATCCACTTTCGTCCCTAGCGTATGCCAAGGTGTTCCGCCTTCGGAACTGTATGCGATAGCATCTTTGCCTGCTATCTCGGCTATTTCGTGTGACATTTCTGTCCTTCCTGTGTGTGTGTTATTTGCTCGTATCTCCCATCCACAAGGCCTTCAGGCCATTTGCGAATAGGAAATATTATTTCTACTTGCAAACCAAGCATTTTGGCTTGCTCGTGAGACTGTGTTAAATTTTGTTTTTTCTTGGCCCTCATCCTGCTCAGGCGTTGATCCCGCCTCAGCATTTTACGTAACCGTGACGTGTCATAAGGTTTTCCACGCTCGTAAACCAATTGCGTACTGAATCCGACCCGCTGTGAACGTTGACCATAGCGCTCTATGGTGTCGCCCCTAAAGGACAGTTCTTCGCTTTCAAGAGTGCCATCAGAATCAAAGATTCTCTCAAGTGTTAAACCTGAATGTCTGGTTTCCTTCCTGCGAAAACGCCGCTGCATGTAAGCCTCCACACCGTAGAATTCTTCAATTTCCCAATCAGACAATTCTGCGAGAGATGCGCCCTCGTACCTTTCCCAAAGCATTTCAAATTGGTCTGATTCTTCTAAATCAAAGAATCCGAAAGATTCTTTCTGCGCCATCATTTACCTCACTATTGGGCGCTCTGCATCATGTGCACGCTCCCACGTTCCACTGAAATCCACTCTGGTGGTATCCCAGTTGTGTACGAGGTCTTCTGCTTCTTCCTGCGAGCGAGCCCAAACCTGTACACTCGTGTATATGGTCTGCTCAAAGAAAACTTCATACTCGCCTTCTTCCTCGTATTCTTCTTCTATTTCTTCCTGCGCCATTACGCCACCTTCCTGTGGGGCCATCTACCTGAAATTTTGTCAGAATAAAAAGCCATTGCTTCTGATAAATCAGAGAAGTATGCACCTCCGCCGCACCAGTATTCAATTCCGTCATCAGACGCACAGGTCCAAACAACGTATTCATCATGCGGGTTAACGTAAGGTGCGTGAGCGACCACAGTGCCGCTAAAGGCACGGTAGCCACTCCCTTCCTCGTTTGTTTGCACAGACCATGCAATTGGTTGTGCACCATTGGTTAATATCATTGGTTCTCCTTACCAAGTTTTCGGATATTTGCTGTGAACTTCCTGTGTGTACAGGTCTCCGTCACCATTCCCAAGCACGTCTTCCCACCAGCGTGGGCAACTGTCACCTAAAGCGAATCGCTTAATAGCGAAAGTAGGGATATCGTCGTTGTGGACATAGAAAAACAGGTCTGCTCTTCCGCCAGTATCAGGTACAGGCTCACCATTGTCCATGCTTGGCAACGTGTAAACAGTTTCCGAGAACTTGATTCGTGTGTCCAAGTTCTCCTGCATGAACTCTGTGAAGTCTTCCACTTCGTCGTCTTCAAGGACAATGGCTGCCCAGACTGCTAGTTGTTTGTAATTTTCATCTTCCATTGCTGCACCTCCTGTGTGCTGTGTGTTGTGTGTTGTGTGTTGTGTGGAGCGGGAAGGACGCCATTGGAACACGTCCTCCCCGCTCTGGTGTGGGCACAAGCGAGGGGAGTAGCCTGTGCCAAGGGTTACGCAGGTTCCTCGTTAAGGACCACGTTCAACCGTTTGATGATTAAGCCAGTGATATCGTCCACGTTCTTGTTGTAACTGAAAAAGTCCTTTACCGCTTCCTCTGCGGCTTCACCCAAGTCATCCTTTTTGACAAGGTCAAAGTCGTATGCAGGATCACTGCCCTCGTAGTGGTATTGGATCATGTCCTCAACGTTGTCCCTGCTAAGGATGTCGTCATCGTCAAAGTCGGTTACCCAACTCGGTACATGGTCCCAGATGGTATCTGCGACGGTTTCCTCAGCGATTTCACGAACATGGTGCTCTTCTGTGATGCTTCCCGCTTCATTTGCGGCTGGTAGGTGCTCGTTAAGCAAGGCGATCAGCCCTGTGAGCATGTTTGTTGCGAATGTCTGAACACTCGCTTGGTTTATTTCGGTTCCCATGTTTGCTCCTTGTGTGTTAGCAGGGTTGGTGCCCTGTTTCGTTGTCATACAGCATTGCATACAACATCATTGTTTGTCAAATCGTCTTACCACCATAGGTGTTTATTCGTCATCGCCCTCCATATCGCTAAACATGTTTTCCCAACAAGGCGTACACATCGGTGTGCCCCCTTGGATACATATCAGGTGTTCCCTATACGAAGCATCGTAATGACGTGGCGGGAATACATCCTGCACGAGATAACGACCACAAGACCATAACCTTTGCTTTTCGCTATCCACCACGACTGTGTAATCCCGCTCGCAAGTAACGCACGTACAGTCAATCCTGACCATGCCGTTATCCCACGGATTGCCGATCACTTCCTGCTCAAATACTGCCCTACTCATATTCTTCTTCTTTCTTCCAATCAAATGGAGGTTCTTTTTCATCTTCTACGTCCTGCAACGTCTCAAATGCCCACACGACTCCTGCGACCACTAAGCCCGCAGAAGACATGAGGAACAAGGTGTAACAAAAGCCCATGAAAGTCATGCTGATTCCTTCCAATCTTGTGCCCAATCTTGTGCGTTGTAACGCTCTTCCCGCATGAAGTTTGCATACATACGTTTACGCCACTGTGCATCTGTTTCATTGTTGCAATTAGTGCTTAAACCAATACGGTCGTAAACGACCTCTGGCGTAACTTTGACACCATCAGGGTCAAACATTCGCTGCCATAAAAGCAGACGAGCGAACACGTCTTGCCAGTTATCCTGCGTGATGGCCGAAAAACCGACCGTCATCATGTACCAGATCATGGCATGCGTCGCAGGCCATTCCTGTTCATCTGTGGGATCAAACCCATCTTTGTAACACTTAGTTACATCCCAATGTAAAGCCATTCTTACTGCACCTCCTGTGCGCTATGGCGGATAAAGCGATTTACTCTATCCTTCTGGCGAAAACCGAACATTACGGTTCCCCCTTATGCAAAGACCGCACACGGAGCATGCCCCAGTGCCATCCTGCGATGCATCCCACTTGACTAGCGGGATGCGGTCAATGAGTTCAGGACATTTCAAGGTGAAACCCTCACCAAACTCATCAGACATCTCTTGAGCCTCGTCCCATGTGTCAGCACAGAACGCAAGCCTGACCCAATCGTGCTCCTGTTTGCACGCTAAGGCCTCTATCATGTTGTCAGGATCAACAGACAGGTAGAGAACAGAGTTCTCAGGACCCGCTAGATTCCTAACGAATTCAAAGTTTCTCGTGTACCCCCAGAACTTCACCTGTGGATACAGGAAGGCAATCTCACGCATGGCGCTTGCAAAGTTCAGGCTAGGAATATCGCCATTCCAGAACCATCGCCACGTAGGTTCAACACCCCTCTTGTCTGCTTGTCTTATCATCTCGTCAATCATCGGAGATAGTGCACGCACTAGTGCAGGAACAGAGCGGCTATGAGTGAGAAAAGTCTGCCAGTTATCATGCAGGAGATTATGCACAGTAGGGAACACTCGTGTGAGTTTCTCAGCGTAACACTGCGGTTTTTCGTCATCCCAACACCACGACGTAGCGTTATGGCAGGAATAGCGTGGGCCTGCAGGCAAACCAAACGTATTTTTCAATGGCGTTCCGTTATTGCCTTCTGTTCCCTTCCTGCGGACGTAAGGCGCTGTCTTGCGATCGCCTGACGCTCTAAAGGTTCGTTCTTCTACAACGTTTATCATTTCAGTAACTCCCATTCAATTCCATCCTCGTCTACGAATGACGCAGGAACGGTCAGGAGGCTCGCTCCTGCTGCGACAAGCCTCTCGTATTCTGCAGGAGTACACCCACAGGCGTACTCGTCTCCACAAAGGACACAGAATCCATAGACTCCGAGCATTCTCCTATACTCTTCTTTAGGTGTTTCATCATGCGTCACAGGACAGAAAAAGTCCTTTGCGCAGTAACACTCGTTACGCACTTTCCATGCGTTGTGTATGTCTTGCCACCAGAGAAAGTTTCTAAGTCTTCCCGCTAGTGATTTAAGTAAATGCAACATAATTTCTCCTCTCGGTTGCCTTACAACTATTGCACATCAAGCCGATCGTGTCAAATCGGGCTTGACACCGTAGGTCTTAGGCCTTTTCAGCCCTCAACGCCCTGTACGCCTCATAGCGTGCCTTCACACTCTTCATGCGATCATGCTTGCGATGATGCTCCAAAGTGCTCCCCTCGTAGGAAGCAAACGTGTTCGCAGGCTCGCTCGCCCTCACAGGAAGAGGCGGAGCAATAAAACTCTTATGCTCCCTCTTCGTGCTCACGGCCGCTAAGCCATCCCGCTCGTGTGGTGTCTGCTTATTCATTTAAATTTGCTCGCTTTCAGTGTTGGTCTATCCTGCGCGCGTGGGCACAAGCAGACACATGTGTGTGTATATAACGCAGGAAAGGGATCACAGGTAATGCGGGTGCCTTGTTCTGTTATCCCGCCACGGTTGCTCTCTCGCCTCGTGCCGTGCCTATGATCCCAATCCTGCGCAGAGCAGGCGACGTGCCTGCCCTGCGTCTGCATGATTAGAAATCCAGTGCTATTTGGATGTCTTCTTCTATGTCAATTGGCAATTCTGCGATGTCATCCGCACCGAATTGCATGCCATCCTGCAGGACCTGCAGGTGTGTCGCCTCCACGGCTGCGAACATCTGCCGCAATTTGGTGACTGCAACCGTAGCCCCGAAGGACTCTGCCTCGTCTATGGCTGCGGACAGGATGTCAGACATTCTTTCCACCTCATCCAAAGCATTTTCAACATTGACCAGTTCACCATCTGCCGTGGCTGATTCTTCCCGCAATTGCTTCAGGTAAGAACGTGTACCAGATGCCGTAGGTGCTGCTGGATACTCAAGGCCTTTCAACCACGTAGCAGGTTTATTGTCGGCCATATCCTTCTCCCGCATAGGTGGCGGGCTCACAGGAGCCACATTCTCCTCAGCAGGGACTACGGCTGACTTAGAAGACGTAGTCTTCTTTTTTGCAGTTTTCTTCACCTTCGCTGCAGGTGCCTTCGCCTTCGCTGCGCCTTTCTTCGCAGGAGCGGCTTTCTTCGCCACCGTCTTTTTCGCTGCCTTTTTCGGTGCAGCCTTCACTGCGCCTTTCTTGGCGGAGTGACGTGTGCAAGCCTCATCGCACTGAGCGACCCATTGTGGTGCATTCTTGGCTACGTAGGCTTTTGCTGCTTTGTAGTCGCCTCCTGCGATCAGGCCCTGCATGTGTTGGAACATGGCTTTCTTGTCGGTTTTCTTAACTTTCTTGGAAGACGTAGTCTTTTTAGAAGTTTTGGCAGTGGACTTCCTGCTTGGCGCTGGTGTGTCCTGTGGTTGTGTGGCAGGGGCGACCTGCTCGGATGGCTCGCTCGTTGTCATCGCATCTTCGCTAGTGATGCGAATCGTGGCCTTTCCAAAGACCAGTTCTAATGTTTCCAATGTTCCACCTTTCAGAGTGGTTTAAATTCCCCGACAATTTGCCGAGGCCCCAAACACCGTAACCGAACTAAAAACCGATTGCAAGTCGAATTGACAAAATCAGCAAAGTACCGAAGGTAAAAAATCCGAAGAAATTTCTCCACACGCATGTCACACAGGCACACACGAGGCATCTGGCATCGGTTTGAGCGTCCTGCAGCGGTCCGATCCTGCCTCGCATGCAGGCATGACATGCACATGACCCATGACCCGCACACCACCCACGTCATGCGGCCACCATTCCCTGACATGTACGAGAAAAATCGGTCGTCAGTCCTCACGTCCTGCAGGACACATGCACACGCATGATCGCATGACCCACCCCGCCCCTGCATGGGGGGGTACCCGCCCGCGCGTGTACGTATGTATAGATACAGAGGGGCGAATCGTTTAATTCAGGAGACTGAGGTATTGTCTGTTGAGTAGAAGCCGCTGCCTTTGAGTTGAAATAGCAGGTCGGAATATATTCTTGTTGCTGGCTTGTTGCAGCAGAGGGGTGCTTGTAGGTCTTCTTTGATTGATTGGACTATCAGGTGGGCCTGATTACACTTTGAGCATTTGTATTCATACTTGGGCATGGCTTGTCTGCTTACTGTTTAAGTGTTATCGCACTAGTTTAATAATTGCCAACGTCACTGAGGTGACTCAGCAATTATTACTAGTACTGTACTAGTAAGGCGCGCATGTCCCAGATTTTCTAAAAAAAAATGGACTGCGGGCCTACGGCCCGAATGGGACACCTGTTGTATAAAGCAGACAGAAGGAGTTTGTATGCCTCAGAATGGTGGCGGTAAAGGTTGGAAATGGGATGAGGAATCTGGTTCTAAGGTTATGCCTGAGAATTGGAATCTTATATTAGATTGGTTGTTATTGGGTCCTGATCGTGATCCTAAGCATCAGTATCAGTTGGCTGAAGAGTTGGGTATGCATGAGGACTCTATTCGCCGTATTAAACGTGATTCTAGGTTTATGCGTGAGTGGGATCGTCGTGCGGCTGAATTGAATATATCTCCTGAGCGCACTCAGTCTGTTGTTGATGCTTTATATCAGCAGGCTGCTGGTGGTGATGTGAAGGCTGCTTCTTTGTATTTGCAATACATTGATCGGTTTACTCCTAAACGTAAGGTTGTTGTTGATGATGACAGAGATGCTTCTTCTATGACTGATGAAGAGTTAGCGGCTGAGTTAGAAACTGAGATACGCCATTTACGTATTGTTGAGGCTCCAGTTGAATGAGCAAGAGAAAGAAACTGACGATTTTGGGATGGATGACATTCAGTGGGGTGATGACGATACTGTTATATGTGGTGTTGAGAATCCAGAATCTTGTGAGTCCTGTCAGTGAGTCGTTTAAGCGAATTACGTCAAGAGGCTGAGTGGCGGCATTGCCTTAACTCTGAAAAATACTTTTTGGAGAAATACTGGTATATCGCTCACCCTGCTGAGGGCAGGGTTATATTTACGTTAAGGGACGCACAGTCTGAGGCTTTGGATCGTTGGGCTAACCATCGTTATTCGTTGACGTTAAAGGCTAGACAGATTGGGTGGTCTACGTTGGTGGCTGCCCACCAGTTTTGGTTGGCGTTTTTTCATCCTGATCAGAACATTATTGATTTGTCTCGTACCGAGCGTGAATCTATTTCTTTGTTAAGGAAAACAAAATATGGGTATGGGCATTTGCCTGAATGGATGTTGGCTCGTGGGCCTAGGTCTTTAGCGGATCATCAGCAACGTATGATTTTTGATAATGGCTCTCAGATAACTTCTATGCCTTCTGCTTCTGATCCTGCTCGTGGCGAATCTGCTTCTTTGATAGTGGTGGATGAATGGGCTTTCTTGCCTAATGCTGAAGAAGCGTGGGCTTCTATTGAACCTGTGGCTGATGTGGGTGGTCGGATTATCGGGTTGTCTACTGCTAATGGTTCTGGCAATTTTTTCCATCAGTTATGGAATGGTGCCGCTACTGGTAACAACAAGTTTGATCCTATGTTTTTTCCTTGGTCTGCAAGCGAGAATCGTGGCGAGGAATGGTATGAGTCTCAGAAAAGTCAGTTGTTGCCTTGGCAGTTGGCTCAAGAATATCCGTCTAATCCTGAAGAGGCTTTTGTTCGTTCAGGTAACCCTGTTTTTGATTTAGATGCTTTAGACAGGATGGCCGATTTTTGTGAAATCGGCAGGACAGGCTATCTGGCTGAACCATATACTTCAGGGATTGAATTCAGATGTTGACAGTTTTTAAAGAACCAGACGAGTTGTCTGCTTATGTGCTTGGGGTTGATACCGCTGAAGGCTTAAAACATGGAGATTATTCTTGTGTCCAAGTCATCAATGTTAAGAACGGCGCTCAGGATGCTGTATGGCATGGCCGTATACCTCCTGACGAGTTGGCTGTAGATGTAAGACGTATAGGTTTATGGTATGGAGCGGCTTTGTGCTGCGTTGAATCAAACAACCATGGTTTGACGACGTTAACGGCTTTGAGACAATTGGGTTACCCCAATTTGTTTCGTAGACGTTCTGTTAACCAAGTTGACCAACGCATATCTCAAGAGTACGGATTTAAGACTACTCGTGTGACCAAGCCTTTGATCATTGATGAGTTGGGTTCTGCTTTGAGGAATGGCGAAATTATTATTCGTGATGAGAATACTTTGGCTGAGTTAAAAACTTTCACAAGAAGCGAAAGGGGAACAATGTCGGGGTCTCCTTTTGATGACAGAGTTATGGCTTTGGCTTTGTCTAACCATATGAGACAATTCGTGAATGCCCCCGAATTTTCTCCTGTAGTTGATGACGAATATACTTTTGATTGGTGGATGCGTTTAGCGTTAGCCAAAAAAGAATATGATGGGAGTATTGGGCGTTCCACCCAACGTGGGACGGTTTGACCCTTCAAATGACGGTTTCCCTACAATAAAGGAAAAAATATGGTTAATGCCAAATGGAATGAGGTTGGTGCTGGCGAGAAGCCTCGCCTTGGACGTACTGACGTTTTGACTCACGGTCCCGCACGACCTGCTGCACAAAATTCAGCAACGATGCGTGTTGGAAAGGCTAAGGCTGACGGTGGCGGCAATAAAGGCGCTTCTGTACCTTCACGCCAAACTCCACGTAATCCAAAAGGTCACAACGCCTCAGTTCAACCGTAGTTATGGCGGTTCTCCCGCCAACGGCAACTAAGGAAGAGTTCCGTGATTATGTCACGGAACTTCATGGACCTCCAACAGACGTTGAGTTCAATGACTTGTGGGCTAGGCGTGTAAAGTTGTTAAGTCTAAATATTTCTAATGGTTCAGGTAAGCGTTCTGTTTTACCTCCTGAAGAACATCATTTAACTAAACGAGAACGTGAAAATAAAGTTGTGGCTGAAGCGAAAGCGGCAGGCCGCTCAATAGAGAAAGTCAGCAATAGTTGCTGGACGTGAATAAGTAATGGCTAAAAAAGATGACTATCTGGAACTGTATAAAGCAAGACTTGATATAGGTAAAAGATGGCGTAAAGAGGAAGGCTACGAAGAGAAGTGGCGGCGCATGATAGACATGTACCGTGGTAAACACTTTGCGAAGACTGCTCATAATGGGGAAGACCGTGTTGCCGTTAATTTAGCATTTTCTACTGTAAACATTATTTCCCCAGCGGTGTCTGTTAATCACCCTCGTATAACAGTTTCACCTAACCGCACAGAAGATGTTGACAGAGCAATTTTTGTTGAATCAGTTGCTAATTATCTTTGGAGACATCATGATTTCAGGAAACCGTTCCGTAGGGCCGTTAAAGATTCAATTATTGTCGGACATGGATGGATCAAAGTTGGGTGGAGATACAAAGAAGGGCAAAAACAACTCTCTGATCAAGACAGACAGATCGCTTACCAAACAGCAGTGGAGGAGGCTTCTGCTTTTGCTCGTCAAAATCCTGATCAAGCGTCAGATGTCCCAACTAACGAAGAGATTATGGCAAATCTTCCGCACACAGAAGCGGAGATTATTGCCGACCAGCCGTTTGTTGAAAGAATTTCGCCGTTTGATATCTTTGTTGATCCCGAAGCGACGTGCTTAGATGATGCTAAATGGATAGCGCAACGCATTGTTCGGCCATTAGAAGACGTAAAAAAGGACAAAAGGTTCAAATCTAAAGTCATAAAGAGCCTAGAAGCGTCTGCTAGTGTTAAAATTCGTTGGGAAAACGATACTGAGCGAGAACAATACGCAGAAATTACTGATCGTGTCACATTATGGGAGTATTACGACCTTGAAGAAGGCGTAATGGCTGTTTGTGCTGAAGGTTCTGACGATTTTCTTGCTGATCCTATGGAAATACCATATTCTTTTGGTCATCCATTCGTTTTTCTTGCAAATTATGACGTTCCAGACACTTTATACCCTATGGGAGACCTTGAAGCCATTGAATCGCTTCAAGAAGAACTAAATAAGACTCGTTCTCAGATGGTTAACCACCGTAAACGGTATGCTCGTAAATATTTGTATCATGAACGGTCTTTTAACTCTGAAGGACGAGAGGCTTTAGAATCTGAAGAAGACGGAAGATTCGTTCCTGTAGTGGACGAGAACCGTCCTTTAGGAGAAGTCGTTGTTCCTTTACCTCAGGTGCCTTTAGCCCCTGAAATATACAACCATTCGGGCATAATTGAAGAAGATATCAATGTTGTTTCAGGTGTTTCTGAATATGCTCGCGGGCAAATGCCTGAAATACGTCGTACTGCTACTGAAGCATCGCTTATCGCTGATGCGGCTAATAGTCGTGTAGCAGACAAGTTGGCTTTGGTTGAAATAGCGATTGGTGAAGTGGCTCGTAGAGTCATCCAGTTGATGCAGCAATACATGACTGATGGTCAAGTAGTTAGAATCGTCGGTAAAGATGGTTCTGAATTGTTTGTTCCATATGTTCGTGACGATATTGCTGGTGAATACGATTTTATTATTGAAGCAGGTTCTACACAGCCAAATAACGATACTATTCGTCGTTCGCAAGCAATAAATTTGATGCAGGCTGTTGCCCCTCTAGTGGGTCAAGTTATTGATCCTGCAGAGTTGGCTAGACATGTTTTGACCAATGGTTTCGGTATAAAAGACCCCGAAAAGTTTTTGATTTCTCAGAACCCTATGGGTCCTGAGGGTGGTCCACCGCAAGGCGATCCTGCTGCTCAAGTTCCCCCTGCTGGGGCGGCCCCGATGCCACAAGGTGGGCCACCAATGCCGCCCATGCCAGAAGGCATGGCACCTAATGCTCCTGCTGGGGGCATACCTCCTGAAATGATCGCCCAACTCCAAGGACAAATGGGATTAGGATTAGACAACTTGTAATTGGGACACTTTGTTCTCTTTTATTAGGAATAACCTATTCGGACTCCAAGGAGGCGAAATGCCAGAAAATACCGTAAACGAAGGCGATGTGGGACTGGGTACCAGCAACTCATCTGAACCAGAAGTTAAGGTCAGCGGAACAGGCGGAGAACATGATCTTTACGCCATCATGGTGGATGGTGAAGAGAAAAATGTTTCTTTGGATGAACTCCGCAACGGCTACCAACGTCAGTCGGACTACACCAAGAAGACTCAAGCGTTGGCAGCGGAACGTGATCGGTTGGCTCAGGCTGAATCAATCATCCATGCTTTAGAAACTGATCCTCAAGGGACTTTAAAAACCCTTGGGGAAGCATTCGGTTTTGAGGACACCAGTGGCCTCTCTCATGCAAGTGAGATGACGGACATTGACCCTGATGAAGCGAGAATACGGAAGATTGAGCAGACAATTGACAACCAACAGAAAACGTTTAGACAACAAGAACTGCAAAAGGAACTAAGTACTTTACGTGACAAATATGGCGATATAGACGAAAATCTATTGTTTAATCATGCGATTAAGTCAAATATTGGCAATTTGGAAACAGCATATAAAGATATGACCTACAGTAATTTGGTAGAAAAACTTTCAACCAAAACAACTGAAGATGATATCGTCGCTCAGAAACGTGAGGCTTCTGTTATCAGTGAAGGTGGGTCAACCTCTGGAACTGTGGAGCCTAAGTCTTCTGAGAAGGTAGGAAGTATCCGTGACGCATTTTTGTTGGCTAAAGAACAGTTACAAAACTCTTAATAGAAAGATAGAGGATTTAGAATGCCAGCGAATTCAAATTATGATGAACTGCTTTCAACGACTCTCGCTAACTATGTCCCCACTCTTGAGGACAACATCTTTACTGCAAGACCCCTGTTCTACGCGCTGACGAACGGCCAGACCATTCGTCGCGTTAGCGGTGGTGTAAAGATTGTAACCCCTATTATTCATGGGTTAAATACTACAGCGAAGGCGTATACAGGAACTGATTCCTTAGACGTAACTCAACCAGACAACGTGTCTGCTGCTGAGTACGACTGGAAACAATTCTCGGCAAGCATTGTCATCAACGGCATTGAAGAAGCCAAAAACAACGGCGAAGCAGAAATAATTGACCTTCTTGAAGGTCGCATTATGGCTGCAGAGGAATCAATCATTGAGCAAATGAACACTATGCTTCACACTGCTTCAGCAACAACTGATGCAGATGCAAACATGGTTATCTCAACTGGTGGGTCACGTGCATGGAACGGACTCCCAGACCTTGTTGATTCTGTAGGCACCGTTGGTGGGATTGACCCAACAGCAACTGGAAACGGTTTCTGGGCTTCCTACGAAGAAAGCACAAGCACTGCGTTGACTGTTGCTCAAATGAGAACCGCTTACAATAGCGTTTCCGTTGGTAACGACCAACCAAACCTTGTACTTACTACTCAAACACTGTACGAAAAGTACGAAGATTTAATGGACAGTAACATGCGTTACACAGACACTGAATTTGCAGATGCAGGTTTCCAAAACTTGCTCTTCAAAGGTGCTCCAGTAACATTTGATGCAGCATGCGCTGCAGGCGTAATGTACTTCCTTAACTCAAAGTACCTTCGTCTTGTGGCTCACACGGATGTTTGGTTTAAACCAACTCCGTTTGTACGTCGTCACAATGTTGATGCACGTTATGCACAAGTTCTGTCCTACGGAAACTTGACATGTAGCAACCGCTCACGTCAAGGTATCCTTAGTGCAAAAACTGCTTAATTGATCGGAGTCTACTATGGGTGTTGCTAACGCTGTTGCTTACAGAAAAGGGGCTATTGCCTCACAATCTCTAGGTGGCCGCGCCAACGATGCTCGTCAAGGATTGTCTGCTAATTCTAGAATTATTCAAGGATATGCTAAAGAATCCGATAAGGTAGATTCAAGTCAATCTCCTGTGGTTGTGTGTGCAGGTACCACTAAGAGCGGGGAGGGCTGTAAGGCCCGACCCGCTCATGGTGGCGAATTTTGTATTGGTCATACTCGCCAGCAAGAAAAACTTAAGGCTGCTGAATAATGTCTTCAATGACATTGCAGCAAATGCGTGACCATATTTTAGGAGTCACGGAATTAGATTCTGCAGATATTCCTACTTCAGTGTTAGATCGCTTCATAGGCGAAGGATATAATTTAGTTGCTTATAGCGAAAGGCGTTGGCCTTTCTATGAAGTAGAAACTTCTTTTAACACTGTTTCTAATCAAAAAGATTACTCTTTGACTGTTGTTGGTAATGGAACAGGTTCAGACGGTGTTACTCAGGGCTTGCGTGATATCGCCCATTTAAGAAATGAAGATCACGTTATTGGTTTGATAGGTCGTGACGATGGTGACGAGGCCTATCCTTTAGATTCAAACGATACAGGGGAGCCTTGGAATTTTGCTTATTGGGGAGAACAAGTTCGTTTATACCCTACGCCAAGTGCTGTAGAAAAAATATATGTTCGTGCTTATAGGAACGCTACGCCCTTTCCTTCAGACCCTGTAAATCCTGATACGACTGTCTCGCCTGATTTGCCTGATCCTTTTCATGTGGTTGTAGCAAATTATGCTATAGCGCGTGTTTATCAGCAGCAAGAAGACCCTCAAATGGCTATGACCTATGATCAACTTGTTGCAGTAGAATTAGACAACTTGGCTAGACGTTATGCAGGAACTCCTTTAACTCAACCTATGGTTTTGAATCGTCAAAATTTGAGATCATGGGGTGCTTGGGGTCGGTTACGTTACTCGTGGGAGTAACGGATGGCTAAACGAGGATACAAGAGTATTTCTCTTGAAGATTTTACTGGTGGCTTAAATTATAGGGCCGACCAATTCGGCATGAAAGCCAACGAATCTCCTGATTTGTTAAATGTTGATGTTGATCCTAAGGGTGGGGTAAGACAACGTAATGGTGTAGATGCTTGGCACGCAGATCAAGTTGGTGCAAATGTCACAGGTCTTTGGGGGTTTCATACTGCTTCTGGGACTAATCAATTAATGGTTTCTCATGGAGATAACGTTTCACATAGTACAGGTGGCACTTACACATCGTTGCTTGGTGGAGGCGGACAACCTGCAGTTAATACTGTTACTACTCGTAGTCGTGGAGTTACTTTAAACAATGTTTCATATGCTCAAAACGGCACTGATCAGCCTTTGAAATGGGATGGGTCGTCTGCTTCTCGGTTAACTCAATCTTTTAACAATTCTTTAGTAGTGACAGGTGGCAATATGCCTATTGCCACGCATATCGCTGTTTGGAATAATCATCTTTGGGTAGCAGACACGACTGAAAGTTCTACACGTCATTACAATCGTTTGCGCTGGTCTCATGTAAACGAAGGAGAAGATTGGCATGCAGATCATTATGTAGATATCGCTATTGGAGAAGATGGAGACAGAATTACTGCTTTAGTACCGTTCGGTGATCGTTTATTAATTTTTAAGCATCGTTCTATACATGCTTTGGTTGGTTACGATACTGATAGTTTCCAATTGCATCAAATTTCTAACAGTGTGGGCTGCGAGTTAGATTCTTCTCCTGTTGCTACACCAACTTCTGTTTATTTTTGGTTTAGCAATGAAGGTGTTTATAGATATAGGTCTGATGGGTTGTCATATGTTTTTGAAAACATTGCTCCTGCTATTGATGATGGACGTATTGATTTAACTGAAGCGCCTCATTTGGCTTATTCTAATAGACGTGTTTATTGTTCTGTTGGCTGGTCTGATCCTGATGAACGAAGAGTTTTTGTTTACGATGAGTCTTTAAATAAAAAAGGTTCTTGGGTTTTGCATTCTATTCCTGCAGGAGTGATGTACACCTATCATGCTTCAAGCGCTACGGAAGTACTTGTTGCTGCTTATGGGCAACGTGTCTTAAAATTAGAACAGGACACTCAAAACTTTGATCAATTAGATGGTGCAACAAACACTCACATTTCTTCTCATTTTACGACTTCGTGGGTGTCTGCTAAAACTCCGATGGTTAAAAAGCGTTGGGGTCGTGCTAGAACAGTAGTTTTAGCGGACTCAACGATTGAATTACCTGTAAAGGTTTATCGTGATTACGATTTTGCTGATGTTTACAGAGATTTTACTGTAAGTATCACTGGTCGTTCTTCTACTTCTTTATGGGGTACCGCTACATGGCAAGACTCTGATGGCACTACAGGCGATGGGGTTTGGGCATCTTTAGCGGAGTCTTCTGCTACAGACTTTGGTAAACATCCCAATCTTGGGACAGCGATGGCTGTAAGTGTAAAGGTAGAAGGGCCAACTACTAATAATACATGGGAATTGAATGCCTTAGGGCTTTCATTCCGTCCTAGGAGTACAAGATGACATCACCAACGAATACGTTTAGCAGCGGAACAACGATTGTTGCAAGTGATGTTAATTTAAACTTCACTGAGATTCATACTGCATTAGGTACTAAATTGCCCACTGCGGGTGGAACAATTACTGGCGGTTTATCTGTCGCTACAGATTTTACAGTAGATAGCAATACTTTAAAAGTTGATTCTACTAATAATCGTGTTGGTATTAAAAAAGACCCTACTACTGAGTTGGATGTTGATGGGACGGTAACTGCGACTGCTTTTGCTGGCGCATTAACTGGAAATGTTACTGGGGATGTCACTGGAGGTCTGACTGGTGATGTTACTGGAAACGTCACTGGAAACGTTACTGGTAATGTTACTGGTAATGTGACTGGGGATGTTACTGGGAATCTCACTGGTAATTGGATGTCTATTACTGTAATTCAAGCAGCAGGTGATTCCTTTGCTGATAACGATACTTCTGTTATGACTTCTGCTGCTATTCAGGACAAGATTGCGGCTGATGTTGCAACGTATGGATACGCAAAAGTAACTATTCAGCCCGATCCTCCTAGTGGCGTTGAAGGCGATCTTTGGATTGATACATAATGGCTACGTTGAAGCGACACAACGGTTCAACGTGGGTAGAAGTTCCAAACGGTACAGCGTTTAAGTATCACAACGGAAGCACTTGGGTGAATCCTAATCATGTTAAATATCATGATGGTTCTGGTTGGGTAACTGCTTGGTCTAAGTCTGATCCTGTTTCCTATAAGTTTGCTGCTTCAAACTCTAGGGCTTGGCGACCTCAAGGGTGGCGTTCCGCTACTGGCGATTTGCGTGTCGGCGCTTATGGTGGTTACGGCGACAATATGACTGTCTACGACTTCACTGGTAATAATGATGTTAATGGCTCAGGTCTTACTTTCGCTGAGGCTTTAGCGATACGACCTAATGTTCAAGCAGGCACATTAAAAGTGACTCTTTTAAGAATGACTGGAAGCGGTTATTCAACTACTGGAACTGGCGACACTTGGTATATGGGTCAATGGGACGGAACTATAGGTTCTGGCGATGCAGATGATGGCATAAATACTACAAACATGGCTACTCTTACTGGTTCTTCGGATGGACCTGATTCTTGGGCAGGGAATAATTATCGTGATTTTCCTTTGCCTGATGCTTTGGCTTCTGCATTGTCTACTAAAGAGTTATGGGTAGCGAATCGCACTTCTGGGTTTACCACTGATGGCGGTACCGATAATTCTTATTCTGCTTTAACGGACCACACCACAATTTTTGCTCCGTTTATAGATGTAATTTTGGATTACTGATGGCTGACCTCAATTTCTCAAGAAATATAGGCCCTGATGTAAATGTTTCATTGTCTGATTCCCCAAATTATAGAGGAACGTATGATGCTGCGACTGCTTATGTAGCAGGAGATGTTGTTGCATACAACGGTTCTTCATATGTGGCAAGAATTAGTTCTACTGGTCAAACTCCTGCTGATAACAGTTATTGGCAAACTTTTGCTTCTATAGGAGCGACTGGATCAGCAGGAACTCAAGGAGTGACTGGTGCTACTGGTGCAACTGGTGCAACTGGTGCAACTGGACCTGCTGGTCCGACTGGTGCAACAGGGGCGGCAGGCGCGGATGGTTCGGATGGTGCCGCTGCAACAATCGCTGTTGGTACGACATCTAGCGTAGATAATTCTGGTACTGCTTCTGTCACTAATAGTGGTTCATCTAGCGCTGCTACATTTGATTTTGTTTTGAAAGATGGTCCTACTGGACCTACTGGGGCAACAGGCGCTGCTGGACCAACAGGGGCGACTGGCGCTCAAGGGCCTACAGGCGATACTGGTCCTGCTGGTTCTACTGGCGCTACTGGAGCAACTGGTGCGGCAGGTGCTGCAGCGACAATTGCTGTTGGTACAACTTCTAGTGTTGATAACAGTGGCACTGCTTCTGTAACCAATAGTGGAAGTTCTTCTGCGGCTACGTTTGATTTCGTTTTACGTGACGGACCAACTGGTCCGACTGGCGCTACTGGAGCGACTGGTCCTGCGGGACCAACTGGTGCTACTGGCGCTACTGGTCCTGCTGGTGCTGACGGTGCTGATGGCACCGATGGTTCTGATGGAGCAACTGGTCCTGCGGGAGCAACTGGTGCAACTGGTGCAACTGGACCCGCTGGTCCAACTGGTGCTACTGGTGCTGCAGGTGCAGATGGATCAGATGGATCAGATGGTGCTACTGGGGCTACTGGTCCTGCGGGTGATACAGGTCCTGCAGGTGCTACTGGGGCGACTGGTCCTACTGGACCAACTGGTGCAACTGGAGCAACAGGCCCAGCAGGCGCTGATGGGGCAAGTATTTTGGCAGGAACAGTTGTTATGTGGTCTGGATCATCAGCACCTACTGGCTGGCTTGAATGCGATGGTTCAGCAGTTTCAAGATCAACGTATTCAGCATTGTTTGCGATTATAGGTACTCGTTATGGAACTGGTGATGGTTCTTCTACGTTTAATTTGCCTAACCCTGTTGATAAATTGGCGATGGGTATTGCTTTAAGCACCACTCCGTCTGCTACTACTTTGGCTGGTTCTTCAACTTTAGATGCTTTAGGTTTGGGTAATCAGTCCGCTGATCATACTCATAATGGTACGTCAGGTAATCAGTCTGCTGATCATTCGCATACTGCGAATACTTCTAACACTGGGAACCATAGTCATAACACTGGTAACCCTTCTTCTAACCACTCGCATAATTACAGTAAGAGTAACACTGGTAGTCAAACAAGCAATGCCACTTCAAATGTTTCTGCTTGGCACACGCATAATGTAAGTAACACTGGAGCGCATTCACACAATGTTTCTGTTGGAAACCAGTCCGCTAGTCATACACATAATGTGACTACAGGCAATCAGTCTGCAAGTCATAACCACTCTTTATCTTCGTCCACTATAAGCACCACTGTAAACGTGGAACCATTTGGTTTCATCATTAAAACCTGATGGAAGAGATCATGGTTCCGTTCGCTGATCAACCTCAGCATCTTGGTGGTGTCGGTTATTACAATAAGTTACCTACTAGGACTATCACTGAAGATGGTTCTACTTGGACCATAGATAACACTAAAGGCTTTTTCGGTTTTGTACCTTTGGTCCCTGACATAGAAGAAGATGAAGAACTTGGTTCAGATGGTGAAATGCACAGACGTTGCGATTCTGGCAAGAATCAGTATGGTCCTAGAGCATTTCATGTTTGGGACGATACGGCTAAGAAATGTAATTGCGGAGCAGACACCGCGCCATATTCATTAACAGGTAACCATTATCTTCCTTTTAATGAATTAGATTATTTAAGCGCAGTTATCGGCAGCCCAGAGTCTGGTGGAATGGTTGTTTATATAGAGTCGTCTGACGCAGAAGCAGAAGAAAAAGTTATTACTGGTCGTCATTCTGCTGCGACAAGAACTATTCAAGAACTTTTACGCCTAATGATGGAATGGGAGTTCGCTGGTTCTGACTTTGGCTCTACAGAACCTATGGTTGATGTTTGTAAAAACATG